TTTAGGTTCTGTAAGATCTTTAATGATACGTGCTACACCTTTAGGAACATTACCAACACCTGCCGCCTGTGCCGCAGATACCATAGCCTCTTTCATTTCGTCTCGGATCTTTTTAAGTTCTTCTTTTGAATATGTAGGTTGACCTTTACCGCCTTTTTTCTTTTTAGTTTCGCCGTTAGGACCTTGGCCTTTACCTTTTTCCCAATCGATATGTTCGTCGATTAGTTTACCTAGTTGATCAAGTTGTTCTTGATCATACTTTTTAAAGATATCGTCATACACAGCCTCTGATGCCCAACCATAGTATTTTGGATCATGAAAGGGTTTAACCTGTGTAATTACTTCACCAATGTTATGACGAATTAAATCACCGTTAACGCAATAGTCAGCGGCGATGTTATAAATTTGTGGTTCACGGTCATCACGTCGTGTAAAGTGATCATATACACAATGTAGGATTTCATGACCAAATAAGAATTCAGTTTGTTTTTGTGAAAGTTCGTTTACAAAGTTTTCATTATAATAAAATTTACGACCGTCTGTTGCGGCAGTTGCACACCAATCTGTTGCATCTTCGATTACTAAACGTGTGGCTAAATTGCCAAAGAAAGGCTGTCGGATAAGCAGAGCAATACGTGCCGTTGTTAATTTTTCTTTTACTTTGGCTCCGTCGATTGATGGATTGCGATCATAGATCTTACCATCTATCATTGTTTGTTCTACTGCTGTTGTTTCTTGACTCATTTTACCCTTCCTTTCTAACTAACTATAATTATATTATAGCATCAAACTGGATTTTGTCAACCGTTTTTTGGAACCCATAATCCAGGATAACCTTCCAAAAGTCCGGTATCTTCCCAACGTCTGCCCGATTCTTGCATATTAAGAAATGGATATTTTCCTTCTTGTTCAACATAAGCCTTAACAAATGCCTCTTCGATTGTGTGAAAATCCACAGGCATTTTTTTAGTTTCGTCGCCGTGCATTGTAGGAATAGTAACTTCTACTAAAGGTGCCCATACAGCATAAACTTCAACCGTTTTACCTGCATTAATTGAATTCATAATATGATGCCATACACAATAAGTTCTAGCACTCATACCTTTAGCAAATCCTGAAAAGTAAGCATCGTATGTTCCTTTGATACCACCTTTTGCTTGACTGCCACCTAGTTTGTGAATTTCTCCGTCAACACATAACGCATAAACACGGCCTCGTTCGTCTTTTTGTAATTCTTTTGAAATATTTTCGTCCCAGTCGAAACGCAGTTTTTTATCATGATCTTCACGTCGAACAATTTGTCCTACCCTAACCATGTTTTTTACTTGTGAAATGTTCATGTAATTTCCTAATAAAGCGAGGGGATCCGAAGACCCCCTCTATAGTTAGTTAGGACGCCATAGCGGCCTTGACATACTTTCCGTATTTGTCATGGAACCTGTCAAAGTTTTTAAGATCCTTAGGATTAAATGGCAGTTTGTAAGTAGAAATTGCAACTCTTACACCCATTACAACTAGTTCAGTTTCAAAATTATCCATCATAAAACCAAAGAAATTGTCAGCCATATCATTCCAACCCTTTTCTTTCTTCTTAAATGCTTCTTGAAGTTCATAACACATACTAACGGTTAACGAGTACATAGCACTGATATCAGTGGCTTCCATACTCTTTACCTTGCCTTTTAGTATGTCTGTAGGATTTGGCAGTTTTGAAGCAACCTTACGGTGTGCCGCAAATTTTACTGCCAAGCCTTCTCCGACACTACCTGCCACGAGGTCAGTCAACGTATTTTCTGGCAAGTCGTCAGCGAGAAGTTGGCTCACAAAACTCCATGAACGCGGAGTTGCGAATGCACGTGAACTGCTCTTAGGATCAAAATCATAAAGATCTTGTTTCGCAAAAGAAACGTATCCAACTACATCCGAGTGAATTTTGTTTTCAGTTGCCCAAACTAACCAGTCTTCAAAGTCCACTCGCATTTCTAAGTGAACGAAACGGTTAGCCAATGGAGCCGGCATACGATAAGTTACACCCTTATCAGTTTCACGGTTACCAGCGGCAACGATCATTACGTTATCAGGTAGTGTATATGTACCTACCTTACGATTAAGAATAAGTTGATAAGCCGCCGCCTGTACAGCAGGAGCCGCCGAGTTCATCTCATCCAAAAATAGAATAATTTTTTTGTGCTTTTTAGCCAAATCAGCATCAGGAAGTTCTACAGGTGGTGCCCATGACATAACATTATCATTAGCATTGTAATAAGGCATACCTTTAATATCTGTAGGATCCCACAACGACAAACGAATGTCGATTACGTGTGCTTCTAATGAATCACCGATTTGTTTAATAATATCTGATTTACCAATGCCTGGAGGACCCCATAAAAAGATAGGACGCTTCAGCATCATTGCGTGTTGTACAGCCACCTTTGCTTCATTAGGTGTAACTGAACGATTTTCTGTTACTTGTGTTGACATATTTTACCTCACTTGTTTGTTACTAACTATATGTATATAATACACTCATATACAGAAATGTCAACCAGATTTTCCAATTTTTTTATTAGAAATTTTCCAAAATGAATAGATTAGTCTAGTTCTTTTGCCATTGCACGAGCAAGACCGTACTGCTTGATATCGCCGGCAAACATCATTAAATTTAATGCCATTTTTTCAGAAAATACGCTAATTTTCTTTCGGGTTACATAGTATGGGCAATCAATAAAATGATCTAGGTAAAGAAATACCTGTGGTGTAAATTGAATATCGTTTGGAAATTGGATATCGTAGTTTTTTAATTCTGCTCTTTGAGTAGCAAAATCGAAACCTTCTTTTGTCAATCTTAGTCCGGCATCCCCCTTGCTTCTGATATTTTGCCACCATAACACATGATGTTTTTTCACATGGTTTTCATCAGTTGGTAATTCTGCGGCAATTAGAAATGTTCGGGTGTATGCTTCTTTTTTATCCATTTTCTACTTCACCATTAGTCAACTTTACAACTTTAAATTCTTCTGTTTTAAATGTTGCGTTAAGTTTTTTAGCAAGGTTATGAGCATGACCAGGATTACTAAAGGAAACTTTTTTATACTTTGGACCAGGTGTAGGAGATATAGAATTTGAACTTTTTAGGTTAAAAGGCTTACCTTGATAGAACACCGCCCATATGGCTTCCGCCTCAAGAACCTCTTCGGATCTGTATGTATTCTTATCGGTGTATTTTAACAATACGGTTGGTTTTGGTCTACTCATATACGTAATCCTTCTAGTTAACTACGTATATATTTAGTCTAAATTTCTATAATTTTCCACCATCCATGTTAACGGTGATAGATTCTTCTTGTGTAGGTTTAGAATCTTGCAGTTCAACTAGACGTGCTAGTACCATGCTAATACTATCTGCTAGATCCCTGTATTGTCTTGCGTCTAGTTTAACTTCTCTTTGCTGTGTTTTAGTAGCAATTTTTACAGCATCAAGAAAGTTTTCTATTGCTACGGTATTAAGAGGATTTCGAGACATTTGCTAATACCTGTTTCATTTCTAATTCGGTTGTAAATGGTCCTTTGAACTCGTATCTTTGTAGAGTAATAAGTTTAGGACAAAAACTTTTAACCCAACCTTTAGCAAAACGAATTGTATAATATCCGGCACAATACAAACTTTTACTTTTCTTTGATTTACTAAACAACGGTAAACCTTTTTTAACATCGTATAAAGGATTAAAAGGACGGGTGCTTGTTGGGTAGTTATATACCTCGTTTGGTTGAGTAAACTTTTTAATTTTTTCATTTATTGTTTTTTCAAAAAAGTTTTCACCAAATGTTTGATAGATACTTTCCTCGTTATCAAATTTAATCTTATCCAATCCTCGAATAAAATAATAACAATTTGTATCTTTTTGTAACGTTCCTACTTTTCTGCCTTTATCTTGAACGATCCAAAATTTATTAGGCACTAATTGCTTTGCCTGCATATTCACCTCCATATTTTGCATTTAACGGTTCTGCATAAGATTGTATTTGTTCTGTTATTTTAACTAAATCATACGATCCTGCAAATTTAACTAATCTTACACCTACTTGTTGAATACTTTTATTAGCAGATATTCCTTCTGCGATTGTTACGTTAATTAATTCTTTTATGTTTTCAGGTTGTGCTGATAAATCACATAGTGTTACATTTCTTTGATAATCATCTAGCACACGATGTTCTTTTCCTTCATGGTCAACCCAACGTTGCAACATTAAGTTATTCCAATTATAACCTTTGCTATTTCTATCTTCAAATGCTTCTTGCAAGCCTACTTTATTTTTTGTTCCTTTTACACGAACACCAGGATAAGCACTAAAAACATTATCACTAGTATCACCTCTCATGCATTTTTCAAACAATAACCATTCAGGATTTGGTGCAGGTTTATCTTCTCCTGTCTTTTTATCCTTAACGCGGTTACCTTTTTCATCAAAATAACCTTCGTGTGTAATTGTAGTTTTTTGTACACCGTTGTATTGTTTTACATTAGGTGCAATTAATTGTGCAAAATCTCCGTCTGTTGAAATAATAACATGATTATCATTAGGATGTGCCTGAATCCAACCAGCAATTAAATCATCTGCTTCAAGTTGTGAATGTTGAAGCACGGTAGAATTAGTTTTATTTACTAAGAACTCTTTGAATTCGTCAAATGTTTCCCAAAAAACGGTTTCTTCTTCTTGTTGTGCTACGGTAAGAGCATCACGAGTTTCTTGCCTATTTCTTTTGTACGGTGCATAAAAATCTTTACGCCATGAACGTCCTTCTAAGCAGAACACAACATGACTGCCGTCAAAGTCTTTCCATGCTTTTCTAATGCTTTGAAAGGTTGTATGTAATGCCATGCCTATTTTAAGTTCAGCATCTCCACGCACCGCATGTCTAGCACGAAAAAATGTATTTGCTGTATCTACTAATATGTATGTCATTTTATACCTTTATAAATTCTATTTCGTTACCATTTGTAAATTTATCACCATCAACATATAAATCAAATGCTAAACTTACCCTAACATTTTGTTCAGTATGCTTTGGAACACTATGTTTCACAAAACTTGGAAAAATAGTTAATCCGCCTTTTATATTATTATACGATTTTACATTCTTTTCATTAAATGGGCAATAGTATAATGTGCTCGTTTTGTAATTTTCTAAATGCATATTACCACTTAGATATGCATATTCACTGCTACCATGGTCATGTGCATTAAATTCTTGACCCAATCTTACAACGTTTGCCCAACTAACAAACACACAATTTCTTGCTCTTCCGTTTGAATATTCATCGATAAAACGGATGTATTGATCTTTAATAAAATTAAAGATATTTTGAAAAGGCGGTAGTTCTCTTGTTAACTTAAATAGGTTAAAATAAGGATACTTGCTTGTAAGACTATCAGTACCTAATCCAGTATCACCGTCACCGTGTTCTTTATGAAAAGGTTCATTAAATTGATCAACAATTTTCTTTTCATTATTAATAATCCATTCTCTTGCAAAATCTATATCTGCAGAATTTGGATAAGTTGCATTCCAAAAAGGTATATTCCAACTAGGTGCAAATTCGGTTTGTGGATGAGCACTTTTCCAAACCTGTAACATTAACTTACCTCAGATTTATTATCACCTAATGGTTTAACATTTACAAAACCAGCACCCATAGGAGAATCAGGAGTAGCAACTCCTTCTTGTTGTGCAATATTTCCACACAACTCCTTAAACCATGCATCAACAATTTCTTCTTCGCTATCACCATTGTAACCGTTTATTCTCAGATCACGAACAAAATATTCGTTCCAATCAAGTTCAAAGAAGCCGTTACGAGGATTGTCTTTCTTCATTTCAACATTAAGAACTGCTACATACGGTTCTTTCTTTTTAGTTGCCTCTGCTTTTGCATCAGTTGTTTTTTCTTTGCTTATGGTTGCAGGTACGTGATTTTTGTTAAACAATTTTTTAAGTTTATCCATCATTTACATATACCTCCTTATTTTTTCAAATTCTTCTTGGTTAAGTTCTTTTTTTTTCTTTTCCATAACATCAAGTGCCCCAGGCGTTTCCGAAGATGTCGACGTGTAGTCTTGGTGTATATCTCCAGCCTCGCTCCATTGCCAATTCAGCGACTCGTCTAGTGTTGAGGCTGTACTCTTCCGATCTACCACCGAGAGGCATAACGTATACAGGGCAATCGATTCCTTCTTTACGATATTCACTAACGGCTTGAGCAACTTCATCCACATCATGTTCGTCAGCCACAACAAACTTGAAATACATACTACTACCAGGTACATCAAAATACTGCCTAGCAATCTCAGGCTTGATAGCAGTATCCCAAGGCTCTCCGCTAACGGAAAGTTTCGGACTGCACGACCAAGTGATTTCAAATCTGTTTTGAGATCCAAGATAATCTCTGAAGTCTTCTCTAAGAGATTGTGTTGTGTTTGTTTCAAATGTAACATTTTTCAAATCCTCCATACGAGGGTGTTTAAAGAGTTCCATGTACAACCTTTGCCACCCTAGCAAAGGCTCACCACCTGTCAATATAAAATGAACATCTTGTCCATTCGCCATAGTCCACTTCCCTTCGGGAGTAAGACTTAATACATAATCGACCACCTCATCAACGGTATGATCTTTCATGTACTTTTTAAATTCAGGATAGATACTTGCATACGTGTCACAGCCTGTGTGAACAATAGGCAAATCCTCAAATTTATTTACCTTGTCCAAAATACCGTCATCAAGTAATTTTTTTACTTCAGGATTATACTTAATACCTTGTTCTAACTTTTCTGCTCTGTTAGGATGTTTATCTAACCCAAAATTCATACATCTAAAATTACATCCAAATGTACGTAAGAATACACTAGGCACGCCAACAAAGCGTCCTTCTCCTTGTACACTATAAAATGCCTCACTATATCTTAACTTCATTTACTTCTCCTATTATATATTATAGTGTTTATTTAGGTTTTTGTCAACCATTAACATCC